GCAGATGATCAATCCCCCGCGCTACGCCGAACACGGCGGCCTCACCGGGCCCACCAAGGTCGCGCAGGAAAATCCGCTGCACATCAGCAAGCCGGGCGGCGGGAGAGTCTGATGGCCACCCTCGAAGATATGACGGTCGATCAACTCCTCGCGCACGCGAAGTCGTTGGAGTCGAAGGCCTCCTTCTTCGATGCCATCAACAAGAACCCGAAGACGCGCGAGACCACTTTGCGCATGTTGAAGGAGGCGAATCCCGCCCTCTCCATCCCCGAAATCGACGCCAAAGACGCGGTGCTCGGGGAGTTGAAGACCGAGCGCGACAAGCGCGAGGAGCTCGAGCGCAAGTTCTTGGAGCGCGAGGCGCGCGACAATGTTCGCGAGCGCCGCGAAGCGATCCGCAAGGCCTACAAGTTGACCGACGAGGATGTGGTCAACGTCGAGAAGATGATGGTGGACGAAAAAGAGGTGAACCTGACGCACGACATGGCCGCGCGCCTGTATGTGGCTCAGCGAACCTCAGCCACCCCCACCCCCGCCTCCTTCATGCCGCCGACCTACCAGATGCCCGAGAAGGATGTCTGGGGCGGGGCGATTGGCAACCCCGCGAAACTCAATAAGATCGCGATGGATCAGGCGTACGAGGCGTGGGGCGAGATCACCAGCGGAAAGGTCGCGGGCCTCGGAGGCGCGCGGCAGAATTGAACTTAAAACCTCTCTCGGGTGTTTGACCGGCGCCTCGGGAGACAAGTGACGTAGGAGCGAGTTTATGCCGGTTCTTGGTACAGGAATTGTCCCGTCAGGGGGTGTAAACAGCCTCGGTGGCGAGTTACAATATGTGGTTAGGCGAGCATTTGTCAAGAAGTTGGTGGTGCAGTTGTACAATACTTCACCGCTCGCCGCTGCCTTGATTGCGAACAGTCAGCCCGCGACGGGCGGCGTCTCCTCGGTCACGATCCCGGCGCAGGGCGCGCAGTTCGTGAACCTGCAGTGGGTCGGCTATGACGGCTCTTTCAATCAGCCGGCCGTGCAGCCCGCGGTTACCAACCTCGAATTCAATCTCAAAGGGGCCGTCATCCCCATCCCCTATCTCGGGTTCGAGGGTCTTATCCAAGACGCGCACGAGATCATTCCCTTGCTCGCCGCGCGCATGAACGATGCGGGCAATGTCTACTGCGATGGCGTCGCAACGGCGCTTCTCAACAACGTCTCGAACACGCAGCAGATCATCGGGCTCCCGGCGGCGGTCGATGACGGCACGAACGCGAACTCCTACGGCAATCAGTCGCGCACCACCAACCCGTGGCTCAAGGCGAAGCGCTACGCCGCGGGTGGAGTGAACCCGACGCGCGCCATCGTCGCGCAATACATCACCGGCACGTTCAAGTACGGCGGGGAACTGCCGACCTTCGGCATCTGCGGCCCGGCGACGTGGCAGACGCTGCAGAACGACTACCTCACGAACGAATCCTATGTCATCACGCCGGAAAAAGGGTTTGATGATGAGCCGTGGGGCGCCCGTTCGGCGTTCCGGGCCTGCATGGTCGCCGGCATCCCGATCTACATGGACCCGTACGTGCCCGAGGGGACGATGTACCTCCTGAACACCGGGTACTTGGCGTTCTACATCCACGAGCGCGCGGCCTTCGCCTTCACGGGCTTTGAGTCCACGCTCTCGAACTTCCAGATCGGCTATATTGGGGCCGTGATCAGCCTGCTCGAATTGGTTTTGGCCAAGCCGAAGGTGACGACCGTCATCACCGGCTTCACTTATGTGAGTATCTAAGCCATGGGCTTCAACAAAATCTCGGGTCAATCAGCGATTCCTCCGATGCTGCCCATCTGTGTGCAGGCGGGTGAGAACTTCATCCTGCCCGCCGGACAGGGCCTCGTTGGCGGCTTCGGAGCGACCTCGCCGCCGCAGATCGGCACCAACAACCCCTTGACCGGGCAGTACATGCTCACCCTCGGGCAGTACACCAACCTGCAGGTGTTCAATGCCGGGATGCAGTGCTGGGAGACGGTGAACGTCAACCCGTACGCGCAGGTGCCGGTCTCCTCGGACGGCTTCAATTACCGCATCGCCAACTCGACGGGCTGCCCGGTGGGCGCGGTCATCACGAACGCCGGCTCCTCCTACGCCAACGGCTTCTACGGCTACAACCAGGCGGGGGCCGCGACCACCATCATCGGCGGCGTCGTCACCGCGGGGCAGACGTATCTCACCGTGACGCCCTCGGCCGGCTCCTCACTCTGGAATGCGATCTTCGGCGGCGCGATTTCCGGCACCATGTCGGTCTCGGGCACGGTCTACAACGGCAACTACGGCGTCAACAACACGTTCGGTGCCACGACCGGCGGCGTCACCGCCTCGGGCGGGTCCGCGTACACGTTGGCCCCGCTGGTGGTGTTCTCCCCGCCCGCGAATCAGGGGCAGCAGCCCTACATTCTGCCGACCGCTTACTCGACCATCTCGGCCGGGGCGGTCTCGGCGATCACGGTGCTCGACCAGGGCTGCGGCCTGCTCGGCCTCCCCGGTGTGACGCTCGTCAATCAGCCCGGCGACACCACCGGCGGCGGTGCCGTGGTCGGCTGGTCGGCCTCGAACAACGGCAACATCGGCACGGGCACGATGCTCGCGCTGTGGCCCGCCTCGTACGGCGCGCCGCAGACCTCGGTCGTGACCATCACGTTCTCGGCGACTTCGGGCTCCTCGGCCGCGGCCACGCTCATCATGAATTTCAGCGTGACCAGTATCACCAACACCACGGCGGGGGTGGGCTACACGGGCGCCTATGCGGTCTGGCAGGGCGGCATCACCGTGGCGACCCCGGCGTCCAATACCGCGATTCGCTACTCGCAGGTGATTTCGCAGCCGCAGTTCCCGGTGCTCAAGGTGGCCGCCACCACGGGTGTTTGCACGCTGCCGGCCGCGAATATGTTTCAAGGCGTCAACATCCAGGCGGTTCCGACCATCGCGCTCGGCACCCAGCTCGCGGCCGGCACCGTCACCACCGTTGCGGTGCAGACGCCGGCGGTGGGCGGCGTCAACGATGTCGTGAAACTGATCACGTTCTGATATGAGGCCTCGGATCGTCCGGGGCCGTTTTCTAGACCCGGAGTTGACCTATGGGTTCGATCTTTGTCATCAATACGAATGCGGACGATCACGTCGATCGCTACAACGGGGAGGAGTTCCACTTCCCCGGCAAAAAGGACGAGAAGGACCCGGGAACGCCGGTCCTGGTGCCGAAAGAGGCGGCCACCCACATGTTCGGGTGGAACCTGCCCGATAAAACCGACACGCTGGTGCGCCTCGGGTGGGCGACCCGCTATGACCCGAAGCAGAAGTGCTTCGTCGAGGACTCCTCGGGGATCAAGCGGCTCGCCGGCTTCGTATTCGATGAGGTGGCGACGGTGCAGAAAAGCGTGCTCGATCGCCAACGCCCCAAAGCCCTCGTGTGAGTCGTGACGACCCTCGGCCCCTCCACGACGCCGGGCACCTATGAGTTTCAGGTCCTCGACCAACTGCACGACCCGAACGCGCAGCGCTGGACGATCCCGCAAATCGACGGCTACATCAACGAAGCGCGCAAGCAGTTGTGCATGGACACGGGCTGTTTGCGCACGCTGCAGTCCTCCTTCTGCACCGGCGGGCAGGAGCAATACTTCTTCGGGCAGGTGTCGGGCGCGGCCATCCTCAATGGCGGCTCCGGCTACACCGCGCCTGCGGTCAGTTTCAGTGGCGGTGGGGGCAGTGGTGTAGCCGCTACCCTGTCGGTCAGCAGTGGTGCGGTCAACGCCATTTCGTTTACCAGTCTTGGCAGCGGCTACTCTAGTGCTCCTACCGCCACGATCACGGACTCGACCGGCACGGGCGCGCAAATCACCGTCGGCGTGATCAACGTCTCGACCTTCGACTTGCTCTCGATCAATCTGCTGTGGGGCACCGAGCGCTACACCTTGCAGTGGATGCCGTTTCGTATTTTCAGCCCCTGGTTCCGTCCGTTTCTCGCCGCCTCCTATCAGCGCCAGCCGGTGGCGTGGTGCTTGTACTCGACGCAGGGGATTTACTTGGGTCCCACGCCGGACCAGACCTACGCGATAGAGTTGGACTCCGCGATCCTGCCCACCCCGCTCGCCACCGGCGACACCGCGACGCAGGACCCAATCCCGCTCATGAATCAGGACCCGATCAAGTTCTACGCGGCGTATCTGGCCAAGGACAACGCGCAGAACTACGGTGAGGCGGATCGCAAGCTCGAGGAGTACCGGCGCCGCCTCGCGGAAGTGAGCGCTTCCTACGCGGGCCGATTGCCGCAGGTGTACTGATGGCGGCCCGCAGCGCGAATGTCTCAGGCCAAAACCCTGAATTCATCTTCCGCGAGTTTCAGGGGATGAACAACCTCGCGGCGCGCGAAGCAATCGACGATGAGGAATTCTACTGGTGCGAGAACGCGATCCCGATCGCGCCGGGCAAGCTCCTGCCCGTGCTCGGCGCCTCGGCGAGTACCTCGATCAACGAGACCACCAGCCCCACCTATGCCACCACCTTTGCGGTCCCCGGCGCGACTTATGCGTTCGTGGTGTTCTCCGCGACCGGCAACGGCTACGTCGTCAACTTAACGTCCGGCTTCACCTGGCAGCTGATCATCACCGGCCTCACATCAGGGCAAACCTATGCGACCCCCTACAACAATCAGGGGTTGCTGATCGTCGATCCGGCCGGCTACTGGGACTGGAACATCACGGCCGGTAACACCTTGACGCCGCAGAACAACACGGTGTCGGGATTGACGCCGATCGTGATCAATCGCGTGGGCGGGTCTTCAGAGATGAAGCAGGTGCTTGCCGGCACCTTGGGTACGGGCGCGGTGATGCAGACGGTGTATGAAGTGGTGAACGTGACGCTCACCAGTGCGGGCACCGGCTACGCGGTCGGCGATACGATCAACCTGACCGACAACAATCCCACCACGCCGGCGCAGATCATCGTCGCAAGCATCACGGGCAGTGGCACGACGGGCCCGATTGCGACCATTACCCTGCCTTCGGGCGGCAGCTACCCGGGGCCGACCTCGACCAGTCCCGTCGACGTTGGGCCGACGGGCGCCGTCACCACGACGACCGGGACCGGGACCGGGGCGGAATTTTCCCCGACCATCCAAGCGACCGGGGTCAACGTCTTGAGCCGCGGCACGGGGTATGTGTCCGGCACCTTGACCGATGAGCAGTCCTCCTTGGGCACGGTTTACGATCAGTGGACCATCAACTCCTCGGGCGTCATCTCGGGGACCTCCATTGCGACCTATGCGGGCCGGGTGTGGATCGGGTACGGGCGCACGGTCTATTTCACCGATATCGACTCCTACAACAGCTTCGGCGGGGTGGGGGGCTCCTTCACGATTCCCGATAGCTACCTCGTGGGCAATATCACGGTGCTGTACTCGGCGAATAACTATCTCTACATCTTCGGCCCCACCTCGATCGATGCGCTCTCGAACGTCACGGTATCCGGTGGGGTGACCTCGTTCTCCCGCATCAACGTGACGGCCTCCGTGGGGTGTTCGTCCCCGGCCTCGGTGTTCGCCTACTACCGGGCGATCGTGTTCTACAACCTGTCGGGGATCTATCTTTTGGCGGGCGCGACGCCTGAGAAAATCTCCGAGAAAATCTCCGGCATCATCCAAAACACCTTCGGCGGAGCACAAATTTACGGGGGCGCCGTGCTCGTGCAGGGGGAGTTGTGCGCCGCAATGCAGTTCATCGTGAAGGACACCTTGAGCCAGAACGGGACGCTGCGGCCGATCTTCGTGCTTTTCTTCCGCGGCCGCTGGTTCGTGTACTCCTTCCCGTACACGAGCGGGGCGGGCCTTCTGACGACCGCGTGCGCCTCGATTCCCCAAGTCAACGGCGCGCCGACCCTGTACGCCTTTCGCACCAACGGCACCGCCTGCACGATCTACTACTGCTTCTCGGCGCTCGCCGCGCTCTCGAATTGGGTTCTGAAGACCAAACTGTGGGACGGCGGGAGCCCGATTCACGCGAAGCAGGGCATCAACGCCTTCATCGCGGGTCAGTGGGTGACCAATGGGGCCGGGGTGACCATCAACGTCGATTGCGAGAACGCGACGGCGCCGGCGCAGCAGGTGGTGGTCTCGGGAACCGGCTACCAGTGGGAGGTGACGATTGCGAATATGGCGACCTTTGCCGATGCGCAGTATTTGGGCCTCACCGTCACGGGTTCGACCGACATGACGCAAATCGACATGTTGGCGCTGCGGGGCAAGGCGGATCGCAACATG